TTGATGAAATTATTTCTCTTGGGATGAGACACAAGATAATCTATCTCTTCATGATAACTATCAAATTTTACATGATTGTGTCTTAGAGAAATAATTTTAATTTTTAACCTAGACAAATGACCTTGCTTAATAAGATCGTTTGTATTGGTTATTTTTTGATGAGGACCAAATAGACCTTCTAATACTAATTTATTTGTTTTACTTCCATCCAATGTACCGGTAAACCCTACACGATACTTTGCATGATGAAGCTTAGTTAAAATGTCTGTTAAAGATTTTGCTTTAAACAGATGTGCTTCGTCTCCAACTACTGCAGTAAAATTTTCAAAAAACTTTCTTTTTTGTTTGTATACTGATTGCCATGTGGTGATAGTGATGGGTTTGTCGGAAACCTTTTCAAATCCAGCATATACTTTATGACAATGTTCTTCTGCATCCCAACCATACTCAATAAAGTCTTTATACATTTGTTCTACAAGAGATGTAGTTGGGACTACGATCATAATCTTTTGTCCAGTTTCTTGAAGAAAACGAACAATAGAATAAATCATAAATGATTTCCCAGACCCTGTAGGGGATACGATTAATCTACGCTTTTTTCTAAGTGCTTCGTAAATTGCTTTATATTGATAATCTCTTGCTTTTAATGTTGTAAATTTTTTAACAAAAGATTTTACACCATCTAAAGATACCAACTCATCTTCTTCATTTGCCATGCCGAAAAATTCATTATCAGCATAGTCATAATGATACCCACGTTCTTGGCAAAACTGTTCAATATATTCCCTGAGACCAGCATAAATCTCGCCAGTCCCAGGAGAATACAATCTAATTTTTCCATCCCAATACTTGTTTTTGAAGGCAGGCATAAACTGTGCGCCTTCAACATCAAATGTAAAGTGGTCAGATAATTCGTATGAAATGTGTGGTAAAGTTTTCAGTTGAAGATAAACTTCATTTTTCTTTCGGATAATAACATCACTCATCTATACCTCTTGAATATCGTAACCAATCAATTGCATTCTTAATTTGGAATGATCGATTGTTAATATTATTTAGAATGTCTTTTAATGCCCCTTCTATTTTATCGTAAAGATCCAGTACAGCTTGTGCTTTAATTATTTCTGGATCACCTTTAATATAGATCGGTACTTCAGTCTTGATAATTTTATCGTCGGGTGCAGTTTCTTCTCTACCCATATAGAAACTGTACTTTTGCAAATACAGTCTATTGTATTCGTATTCTTTTTCTTTCTTTAGAAGTTGTATTCTTAAATACTTGTCTAACCATTTGGAATGAAGAAAAGGTATTCTCCTTGCTTCTTCTCCCAAATCATCACCCATAACAGAGTCTTCGTGCCACTCGTCAATAAATTGTTGATAAAGATTCATAGAGTTAATTGTTTGTCAAATTTGTCTAATAATTTAAAATAAGTATATCTAAAAGTTGCAGATGCTGTCAAGTAATTAATAGTGTCTGTATCTGTAGTAAACCGTAATGAACTTAATCCTACAGGAAAAGCATCAAAAAATTTGACCTTGAACGATGTGTTGTAGTTACTGGTTAACACATTCAATACAATATCTACCTGATCTACATTCCAGTTTTCTTGAAATTTTTTATCTACTTGTTTTTGTACAAAATCTCTCCATTGAGTAGATTTTTGCGGGTAAGTAATACCTACCATCCAATCATGAATTAATGCGTAATTTACACATCCTTCATCTACTAAAAAATTTACAGTCAGATCTTCATAATTTAATTTATCTCCGGACAGTTGAATATCATTGTATGGAGTTGCTTGCACTGGATTGTTCATGGAAATACCAGGAATTAGTGCTTCATTACATTGATAGTCAACTTTATCGAATCCAGGTAAATCTAACTTGAATCCTGTAGGTGATAAGAAATTAGCGTTGTAGTCTGACATTAGTCTTAGTATTCACATTTATATTTATAGGCATAAAAAAAGACCCCCGAAGGGGTCCAGTAAAATGTGAATGGATCACATGAGGTTCTTAACAGAAACTCTTCTGTAGTATACGTTAGAACCAACGTTGCCAGCTGCAAGAGGATCTGCATTACTGGTAACATCGGTAGCACCCTTAGCAAATGGGTTCAGGACCATGCCATAGCGGGTCTTGAATCCGATGCGTGGCTGGAAGTCCTCAGCACCAACGCTACGTACCATCTGCAGAGGTACATATGGGCAGTAGAACATACCTGCGTCATAAGGTGAAGTACCCTTATAACCAACAACGTAGTAGTTGTTGCCAGACTGAGATCCTGTACCACCACGGGTAACAGTTGCATATGGGTCAACATATACACGGAAACGACCATTCAGAACACCAGCAAAGGTGTTACCGGTGTCGTCTACTTGGAGGCGGTTGTTGCCTTCCAGAGCAGGGGTGTAATCAAGTACGCCTGCCATTGCCAGTGCCGAAGCAACGTCAGCAGAGCACATGATCATGTTGCCCTTTCCTCTACGAGTCTCTTGTGCAATTTTGTTAGCATCACGCTCGATTTGGAAGAGAAGACCTTTGAACTTCTCAACTGACCAACGACCGTTGGAGTCAACGTCCATGTCGAAAATGCCTTGGTTAGCAGTTTCGATTTCAGCACCACGCTTAGCAGACTTGTAGATGGTACGAACGATTTCTCTGTTGATTTCAGCAAGAATTTCAGCAGAGAGGATGTTTGCCAGCTCCGACTCAGCATCAAGACCGTGGATAGCACGAAGGTCTTGTGCCAGTTCGATGCTGTACGATGCCTTCAGAGCACGGGACTTAGCAGTTACCGAGACTTTCTCGATACCGAATCCCATCTCACGGAAGTCAGGAGTAGCGCCATCGCTATCAAGACCTTCTGCAACATCGGTTCCCATTGCTACGTCAGCGCCATAACGTGCCTGACGAGTTGCTTCGTTATCACCGAAAACGTCGTTAAGAACAGCAGGGTTGTCACCAGTAATGCCAATGTTAGCAGCAGGATCAGTACCAGCAGCACCCGATTGACCTGTCTTGACTTCGTTGTAGAAAGTTTCGGCGCCGTTCTGATCATCATACTTCGCACGCATTGCGAAGATCAGACCAGTAGGACCTGACATTGGTTGTACGCCTGCGAGGTCGTATGCAACCAGATTAGGCATCGAACGACGGATCATCGAGATCAGTACTGGATCGAAACCTGCAACAGGACCTGCTACTGCAGCATCAGAACTGAAACCAGCAATACCAACGCCAGCGCCAGTTGCCGAATTTGAACCTGTTGTAATTGTTGCTTCCGAGAGGATCTGACGCTCTTCGCGTGAAATACGCTCTTGGTTTTCAAGCAGGATCGAAGTGACAGCTTTCTTGTAGTTATCTTCAATTCTTGGAAGATCACCGTGATCAAGAACAGGTGCCCACTTCTCCTGGAGTTGTTGGGAAATACCTAACATTGTTTTCTCCTTAATGGGGGTAGTAAGTGGTTAATTAATTATTTTTCCAACGGGAAATTGCTGCTGCATAAGCAGCCATTGGACCCTCTACGGGCGATGCAACTTCTCCAGTTGCAATGTCTTCCTTCAGTTCAACCTTTGCCTTAGGGAAATAATTTTCCTTGATGGTCTCCAGTTTATTCTTGAAGGACTCTGCGGAATCGTACTCAACGCCTTCTGCAAGAGAAGCAAGCTTCTCTGCTTGGGTTTGTGCAAGACCCTTAGAAACTTCAGCAATCGTTGCCTCTTTTACGAAAGCATTGATTTTGCTGTTGAGTGACATGTTGGTTTCAATCTGCTCATTGAGCTTTGCTTCCATCTCATCTAATTTTTCTGTCATCTCGTCCATAACATTATATTTCTCTTCAGGGAGTTCTACATAATTTTCTTCAAAAAGTTGCTTCATTTTGAGCATCATTGTTTCAGCCATTTCCAGCTTGATGCCATTGTGGAGTTCGATTTCGTTCTCTTTCTTCCACTCTTCAGCAACATATGAGAGGAACTTGTCCATCTTCTCAGCAAGTTCCGACTTAACGGTTTCTACTTGCTCAGAGAGGCGTGCCTCAAATGCTTCTTCAATCTTCTTGGTTTCTTCAGCAATCTTGGACTTGACTGCTGCGGTGAAGATTGTACGTGCTTTTTCTTGGAATTCTTCGGAGAGTTCTTCACCAGTCAGAAGTGCATTAACATCTTCTTCAACGGAGAAGGATTCGGTTTCTGTAGTTTCTGCAACTACTTCACCTTCTACTTCCTCTTCTTCCTTCATCTTCTTAGGTGCGGTATCACCAGCAGAAGCGTGTGCAGTATTCTGATCGCTTACTTTTGATGTACCTTTATTTGCAATCTTGGAAGAATTGTCATCTGCTTTATAGTTCTGGTTGGTAGGACCACCCAGATCTTCTTTAGATGAATCTTGAGGTGCAGGCAGATCTAATTTTTGCATTCCATCTGCTTTACCAGCACCATCAGTTGGCGCCTTCTCTGCAAGAGTTTCTTCTGCGAAAGATTCAAATTTCTGGTCAACTGATGCTGACATGTGCTAGTTCTCCTAATATAGTCTATGTTTTGCTATAATTTATTTATAAATCTATTCCTTTTAAGAATTTGGCAAACGCGGAAACTTTAGTCTCTTGGAGATTGTATAAAGTTGCAGCGTCTATTTCTTTCTTAATTGAATTGATATGGCGTTCTGTAAGAATGCCGTTGTTCCAAACCCACTCCTTTCCTTCCATGATACCTTCAACAAAAGCATCAGGGGCAGAAGGATCTGCTACAATATCAGCAGCAGTAGCAAGCATGAAATCATCACGAACATAACTTGCACCACTTTTTTCAGAAAGTGATCCAACACCTCTGGATGAAACACCAAGGGTTACCCCTTCA